ATTCTAGAAAAATCAACATTTGGAGTAGTTAAGTGTATGTGGTTTGATCCAGGTTCAATAACTATATGGTCAACTCCACCAGATCCGCCTCCATCTAAACTTAAATCAGAATCGTCACCTTGAATTAAAATGGTATTATTTAAAAACCTTGCACGTTCATATCTTTCAACACGATTTGTTTTATAAAAAATTGAATTATCTGCATTTGTTTGAAACACTCCGTCAGTTGCAATTACATTATCATCTTCTGGATCATCTAAAGGAGTTGATATTGTTGGTATTTCAACTGCTGATACAGCAGTATGGTGAACCCATGTTTCATTTTGTGCAAAAGAAAATACTGTCTTACTATCATATGCCCCAGCAGATGGGTTAGACCCTGCTGAATACAACCCCACCTCTGTAATCTCATATCGTTCTTCTGTTGGTAGTTCTGCTGTTAGGACTATCTTATCAATACCGTTTTCATTTATAAAACCTCTAGATGAAATTGGGACTCTAAACATTTCAAAATCAAGATTAGTCTTATTAGCAAAATCGTTTGAAACATCTTCTGTTTGTAATGGTTGTGGTCCACAACCTACTGCAAGGTAAGAAGCATAGGCGGGGGCCTGACCAAGCATATATTTTCCAATAATACTCTTACCAGTATTAGTAATCATGATGTAATTTCTCCAAAGTTCGCTTCATATATTGTACCATTTATCGCTACTTGAACCTCTATCTGTTCATCACTATTCATATTAATAGTCTCAATAATCAAATCACCTGTTGATTCTTCTATATACACATTTAGTCCATTAAGTCCGTTACCCTGCAGTGGAACCTTTTCATCAAACTTAATAGCAAAGTTAGCAAAGTACTTATCTGATGTAGACTGTAGCCCTAGGATGTTGTTTGGATTATATCTTTGTTGTACCAAGCCAAGATTTTTTATTGGACTGTATGAAACTGGCTGACCATTAATAATATCGTTCCTAGATATACTTAATAATTCATGACCACCAATATCTTCAAAAACAAGATCAGTCATTATTTCTATAGACACTGAATTATCATCAAATAAGATTGTGTCTATTGGAGCAGTTTTTGTTGGAGGTGGTGGTGTGGTATTAGAGACAGGCAAAAGAGATGATGTAAGTGGAATTGGACTAACATCGCTTACTTCGTTTCTGCTTTTAGATAAATCTGTCACATTACTTTCTAGTGTAGTATCTTGCTTTGATGGTGCTGCAGCCCTATATAGATTTTGACTTTCCCACTGCTGATTTGTTATTGTATTTCCAGCAGTATCTTTCATGCCTTTAAATGTCCATGTCCAAGGCTGATCTGGCTTGCCATTATCATCAAATATATGATTAACAACAGTGCCAGACATTGGACCACTCGCAAATGGTGATTGTTGAACAACTTCTGCCATATTACACCTCACTCAAATAAATAGCCATAGATGGACCTTCAAGAGATCTTGAATACTCTATATTATATATTACAAACCTTGATGATTCTGATGTAACAAGATCAAGTCCAGCAGAATCTTTATAGTTTACAGTTACAATATCTCCAAGTTGTAATGTTGGAATACTAAAAATATTTATACCTATTGATTTTTTAGGAATCATAACTTTATTTATGATCCACCTCATCATCTCTTCTGCATCATCTTGTGTTTGTATATATGTACTATCAATACTAAATTCATTTTTACCATAGGTTAATCTACTAAGTTTAATTTCATCATACTTTGATTTTTCAACCAATGGAGAATAGGTTAATGTACTTCCAACAAGTTCTGGATCTGATAGATTGCCACGTTTTTTGAAAAACTCATCAACAGTTATTTCGTGGGTAGTATCTTGTGTAAAGGTTATGCCTTGAATTCTTAAAAAGTTTCCAGTTGTTTCATCTAAACTTAATGCCTTGTCGGTTGAATTAAATATTAAGAACTCTGCACCATAGGAGTCTGCATAAAATCCAGACGTAGTATATCCCTTTATATTGTTAAAGGTTGGAGAAAGTTTTGCATATAGTGCTGGATATGCACGATCATACTTAATATTAAAATATGAACACTCACGCATAATTGTTCCAAATTCTTCAAAATACATATTATATTTTGGAGGTTGTTGTGCGCTAATTCCAGATAAGTATGTTGACTGGACCACACCACTCATTGCATATTTTCTAAAAGATTCTGTAACATCAACAGAACTATCACTAAAAACTTGACCTAATGATTCATTTACTGTAAATACTGTATTTTGGCTATAGTTTTCTGATAAAGCATATAAATTTTCAAACATACATCGTGAAGAACCACGAACAAATAATGCCATATTGTTGTATGTTGGTAGGGGATCTGTATCGTCTACAACCTTAATTAATTGGTTATTGATGTATAGATAGAATCTTCTAGTACTTCCTATATCAATATACTCAACAGATAGATCATATACCGTTGAATTTTCTTCTCCAGAAATTCTTTGTTGCCCAGTAAAATTTCCATCATCAACTAATATTTTTGCTAACCCGCCCCAAAGTTTTACTGGAATTGCTTCGTCTGTTGATGAATTCTTTTTTATTTTATAAAATACAACATTATTTATTGATATTTCTGCTTTATTATTTTCATCAATGTTTAGGTATGAGTTTATGTTGTCTTCAGTTAATGCAATAATTTCAAAATAATATCCATTATTTGTTTCTGGATTAAGTAAAACCGCTAAACCTCCAGAGCCTCCACCTATACTTACATTTTGATCTGGTTGGCTTCCACTGATCTGATAATATGAAATGCTTCCACTTGGTGTCTGTGTTCTTGATGTATTATTTTCTATTTTACCAATAACCCTCATTCTTGTTCCAAAGTGTTTATAGGCACTATTTAAATTTTTATAAATATAAGAAATAAAGTTTAATGGTTTTTCAGTTGTTTTAAAAGATGGACCATTAAAAACTAATGCCGATGATTGAATGGTTCCAGACTGGGTTGACAATAAAGAATTAACATCTGTCTCTGTTAGATATGATGTTGCCATAAAGTTTTTAATAATGCCGTTTCTTGCTGATTGCCTTGCAGTAGCATTATTTATTCCTGCTGATCCAACAACGGTGCTTGGTAAATTAATATCTTCATCTAATTGAGTTGTAAAAAGATATTGCGTTTGCATATCTAGTCCACGAACATGGTCATTGCTTGTCCAGTAATCATTTATTCCAGAGTAATGGTCCGTTATCTGTGTTCCAAATTGACCACGGCCATGATCAACAACAGGTCCATTCTGTAACCTTGTGATTCCATCAACAGTCTCATAATATGGTGTTGCATAAATCCTAACAAGTCCAGTTGGATAAATTTTTCCATTAAATGGCAATGATGCAAAATACTTCTGATACTCCTGATTGCTGCTAATCCAAACATTTCCAGTTCCAGTAATGGAAAACTCTGCTGCATCATATCTTATAACTTCCCCATTTGAGTAAAAATATCCATTGTATCTTGTTAGCCAATAAATGTTTTCTCCAAGATCTATAATATTATTTACTAAAACATTACCAACAACCGATGGTGCTGTTCCCAGTAAGTTTGAGTTTAGTGGCATTGCACCAAGAACATAACTTCCGTTTTTTGATGCTAACTCATTAACTGTCTTTGTTGATTCGCTTCCAGATACTTCCCATAGCAGAGATGGCTTATATATCCATGTCTTTCCTTGATCCGTCATAGTTGATTGCCTTATTGAACCGTAAGACCTTTGAATATATCTTGTTGTATAATTAATCTTACCATCATTATAAATCTTCTTATCCTGTGAAGCAATAGATAGAATATTAGGAAGTTTTCCAGATGAAGAATTTTCAACTACACCAGTATCTGATTGATTATTTGATCCAGATAGAACAAAGTCTGTAGGTCTTTGTGACTCTGTTGGCATTAAATAGTCTTTACTCATTACTACAAAATTATTATATTCATCAAAAAACATTGATGTTTGGGTAGATACTGCTAATTGATTTAAAACCTCTGCTACATTTTGATCTGGTGGTATAAAGAAAAATGGAATTATTGGATCATTTTCATTAGCCACTCTTTTAAATGTATAGTTACTAAATCCAATATAGTCAAGTAGTAGGGATATCGCATAACTTAATGATGTTTGTGTTGTTAATAATCTTGGTGCTGGCATTGACTCTAAGAAAAAGAAAAAGTCTCTCAACTCTAAAGAAAGTGTTGCTGCAGTAACATCTGCTTGTGGAAATCCTTCTGAGTATAAAGTTTTAATTGGAACAGAGTATTCATCTCCCTCAACATCAAGAATAGACTCATAAAACATAAACTTTATATTTTTTCTAATATAGTTTGCAATAATGCTAGATGAATTATTTTCATTAAATGCCTGATCATCATCAAATAAAGATAAAGATCCAGTAGATGCTAGTAACTGTCCGACTGGTAAAGATGTTATGCCAATATCAGAAAGCATTTTTTTAATACTGTAATCAATTACCTTGTCTGAAATGTTAACAACAAGTCTTGGGGACATCTCAATTAAATCAAATGTAGAATCAAACTTATTCATTGTTTCTGCAACAACCCTAATTCCACGTATATAGGCAAACTCTCTA